TCACGGACGGCGGCATGAAGTATGGTTTTACATGACGGGCATTGTTTGGACGGTGCTTCGCCTTCGCCTTCGCCTTTTGCCTTAACTGTCACATCGTCAATACAGCCATGCCGTAGCACGTTGCCACCATAATCAAGCAATAGCGCGTTTTTTTTATTTGGGTACAATCTCATCACGCGCCCGACAATTTGCACATAGAGCGCGGTTGACTCGGTGGCGCGAATTAACACGCACATATCAGCAATGGGAAAGTTTGACCCTGTCGTTAAGATGTTGACATTAACAAGACATTTTAGGCGGCCATGTGTAAAGTCATCTAAAATGTAATCATTGTCGCTTTGTGAATGATAGCAAGCCGCGTTAATATCATGCTCTGTTATCAACTCTTGAGTAACTTGTTCAGCGTGTTCTATTGATACACAAAAGATAAGCCACGCCTTACGGTCAGCGCCCTTTTTAACAATATCAGCGACTATCTCTACCGTTTTACTCATGTATAACGATTCTAGCGCACTGTCTAAAAACTCACCGCCTTTGTGTTTAACTTTGCTTACGTCTATCTTTACACCGCCACCATTCGACACCACAGGGCATAAAAAACCGCGTTTGATGAGCAATTTAACATCAATTTTATACACGACACGCTCAAAAATAGGCGTTTCCCATTGCGTTAAATAACCACTATCTAAACGGTATGGTGTGGCGGTTAATCCTAAAATCTTTAACTCAGGATTAACTTCTTTTAGGTTGCTAATGAGTTGGTGATACTGCCCTGCTTCATTGGGTGCAACAAGATGACATTCATCAATGACAAGTATTTCATAATGCTGAATTGTTGCATTGGCGATACTTTGGATTCCTGCAAAAATAATCTGTGCGTCTTGCGTTTTTTGGTTTAGCCCTGCACTATAAAATCCCGTGTCGGCATTGGGTAGCAGATTTTTTAATTCTGCTTCATTTTGCTCTAAAAGCTTTTTGCGGTGTGTTACGACTAATACGCGTACATCATGGGTGATTGAGTCATGGCAGATTTTGCCAATGATTAGGCTTTTACCTGCACCGCATGGGGCTTCAATGATGCAGCTTGTGCCATTCTGCCAGTAGGCATATGCACTTTGTACAGCGTCTTGCTGATAATCTCTTAATGTAATCATGTCGGTTTCTCGGTTGCGTGAGACATCGCTCACGCTTTAGGTGTGTGTTATTTTTGGCTTGGCAAATGCTTTGCAAACTCTGACCACAATAGCGGCATAGTTGGCGGCATATCGTAACGGTTCTTGGCCGTGTAAGCTGGACTTGCGCTTAGGTTTAGAATCCGCTCACCAGTGCTTATTGCGCGGTTGCGGTCTTCGTTAAAGCCTTTGCCTTCGGTGACTTTGATAATCTTTTTCAGGCTTGCATAACCGATAACATCGGCAAACTCACGACACAATGCTGCTGCTTTTTTGTGTAGCTTTAGGTCGTGGGTGTCGAAGGTGAGATATTCAGGGTCTTCGATTTTGTTGACTTGGCTATGTGCTGTCATAATAATCAACATTCCTTTATCTCGACACTTGTTCAGTTCGTCAAAAAAATAAGACCAAAAAACTAAAGCCTCGTTGTAGCCGCGTCCGTAACCGATTTTTTCAATACTTGGCACTTTGTTGTCAATGCAAACCTGCTTCCAGATCAGCGATTCAAGCCAGTCTAAGCTATCAATAACCACTGTTTTAAAATCGTGGTTTTCGTTGGCTAGGCTGTCGAGTGCTTTCATCACATCAATATATGATTCAGCAAGGGGGAAACATGGCACGTCAATCTCGCCTAAGCCGTCCTCGGTTTGAATAACAATAGGTGACGGGGCATTCGTGGCAAATGTTGTTTTACCCAATCCTGACTCACCATAAATAATAACGCGCTCGGTTTTGGCTTTGTTGCGTGTGATATTGCTTAAAAATGACATAATCTCGTACTCCAAAAATTAAAAACGCGCCCTAAAGCGCGTTAAAAAACGTGTTCTTATTTTTGCCAAGGTTTTTTGGCGGGAGTGGCGGCTGGTGGCGGTGTTTGTGTTTTCGGTGCTGGCGTTAAATTCGCACCTTCAACCGCTTTATAACCACCAATATCATTGGATGCTTCATAATCACCACTCGCAGGGCGAACTTTGACTTTAATCATCAAAGGGATGTCATGCAGTTCTTCGCTCGCTTGCGGAGACATTACGCCAACGGCGCGGCAAATTGCGGCCAAGTCTTTACGCGCAATATCGACAGCCTTGTCGTTAGCGTTTTTAAGATTCAAACGCGCAAATACAAGGCGGTTTTCATATTGACCGGCAATAATTTGCAAAGTCAAAGAAAGATACTCGCCGTAACCGTCACGCGTGGCTTTCATTTCGCTGTTGCTAATAATGGCTTGATACCAACCTGCTGGGATTGGGTCAAAGCTACTTGATGGTTCTACTTCTTCAGCGTTGAAGTTGTAGGCTGATAAATTACTCATAATATACTCACTGTTTCGTTGGTTTAAGATTCACTGTTTCGTTGGTTTCTAACGTCTCAGTGGTTGCCATGTTAATTATAATTTGTTATTGTGTCAACACTGACAACCAAAAAAGGCGTAAATAAATGTTATCGTTACCAGAGATTAAAAATCTACTAACAGACCGACAACTAAATGTTGTTGCTGAACGTGTCGGTATCCATTCCAATACAATTTATCGTTTGATGAAAGTGGAGAAGGCCGACTATGACACCATCAAAAAACTCTCCGACTATTTAGAAGGACAATTAGAAAATGCAAAACAATAAGCAAGCGGCTCAAGAATATGTTAATCACGGTTTCAAGTTGTGCGCGGTACGCGGCAAAGAACCGTTTCAGAAGGGCTGGGAAAAAAAGCCGATTACTGACCTAAATTTATTCGACCACAACGGCATTGGCTTAATTCACGAACTGAGCGGCACTTGTACGCTAGACATCGACAATATAGAACATTCTCAGATTGCACTCGAAGCGATTGGCGTGGACTTGTCGCAGTTGATGCGTGATGGTGTGCGGATTGAATCGGGGCGCATGAATCGCTCTAAATTGATTTATCGCGCACCTGTTGGCATAGAGTTAAAACGTCATGCTTTGAACTGGCCTAATGAGTTAAACCCGAAAGAAAGCGATGTTGTTTTTGAGTTGCGCGGTGGCTTGACTCAAGATGTATTGCCGCCTTCTATTCATCCTGACACTAACCGCCCTTACGTTTGGGTAGGCGACTGGCAACAATTGCCAGAGTTACCGCCCGAATTATTGAACATTTGGACTCAATGGGATATTGCCAAAGACGTGCTTAAAAGCGCGTGTCCGTGGCATATTGAAAAAGAGGATTACAAGGCGCAAGCCGCGCCAATGCGCGTGTTTAAAGGCGGCCATGACGATGTAATAGGCGCGTTTAATCAGCGCATGAATTTGATAAACCTACTCACGAATTATGGTTATAAGCGGATCACGAAAACGCGGTTATTAAGTCCACATTCAAAAAGCAAACTAGCAGGCTGTATCTTGTTAAGCGGTGAAGGTGTGGACAAGGTGTATATTCATCACGCAAGTGACCCTCTAGGCGATGGCTATGCTCACAGTGCGTTTAGTGTGTATCTGTACTATCAACACAATAACGACTTGAAAAAAGCGGTTAAAGAGGCTGCTTTGCTTTTAGATATGGATTACAAAAAGCCAGACGATAGCGAATTGATTAACGAAGGCGCGGCGATTGCTAACAGTTTTTTTAATAGCAATGTTGTCGAGTTAAAGCCTGTGCAAGTTGACACTGTAAAGATTGATTGTTCACTCCCTGTAAAATCATTAAACGAGGTGGCGCAATGGATTAAAGGGCAAATCGGTACAGCTCCAAAATACTCAATCGTGCAGGCGACACTAGCCTTTGCTTGTGCTATGTCGAGTCGTTGTGTTCGGCTAAAAGACGGCACAAGCTCAAGCGCGTTTTTGGCTATTGTTGCCGACTCGGCAGGGCAGTTACAACCACTTAAAGGGATTTTAAACAGTGCCATTGATGCGTGTGGCGACCGTAATATCATCCGTGGTACTAAAATCAGTGGTTCGAGTTGTCTGCATAAACAGCTTTTAACTATGCCGCGTATGTTTTGGGCGACTGATGATTATGCCACGATGATCAACTTTGGTAAAAAACAGCAATCGGGCGCAATACAAGGGGCATTAAGCGCAATCAATGAAGTGTATCTCAATAACACTTTATATTTAGATAAAGACAGCGTAGGCGCGAATTTTGGCAAAAAAGATGGGGATGGTGATAAGCACATATCAGAGTACAACATCTACCGCCCGTCTATGACCATGCTTTCGTTAATGAGCAGCAAGCACATCGACTTTGTAGCACAGCGCGACCAGTACAGCTTGGGGGCTTTGCAGCGTTTAATGATTGCACAGGGCGGCGACTCGGTATCGTGTGAACGTGATTTTGATGCGCCGTTTCCTGCGTCGATTAAATTTATCGTTAATGCAATCAAGAAAACAGATAGTGATTTT